AGGGTTGATCAGTTGGCGTATCTACCCCTTTTCATCTACACACAAGAACCGTTTTGTACAATGATGCGCATAGACCAAAAGCCAAGTGTTAAAATTCTAAAAATGTCGGCCATCAGGACGGACCAACCAAAAAACGTCACCATAGAAGTTCCGTCCATCAAAGTAAAGGAGGGTTCTTTCTCAGCGGAAGAGACTAAAGATGAAATTTATGACGAAGAGTTGAGAAGTCTCATAGAAGACTTTGTTCGAAAAAATATGGAGGGTCAAAGTGATGCATATATCACTAAACTATTCAAAAACAAAGAAACCTATTACGCGGCTACAACTTCTAAATACTGTGAAAATGTACAAAGAAACCATGGGTCGAATCATGTATGGTTCATCATAAGTGGAAGAGAGATTCTCCAGAAGTGTTTCAGTCGGCATGAAACTATTATAGGGCGTCGTGATGGCCTCTGTGAACACTTCTGCGGTCGTAGACACAAACTCACGAATGCTATAGTAGATAAATTGTATCCCAAAAAGGAAACACTCACAAAATGTCCAGAAATCAAAAAATATATCGAAAAGCCTCAAATTAATCAGAGTGACGTAAAACCGGAACTTGAGGCATTCATTAATAAGAATATGAAAACCGATGGTACTCTACAGGTGGTGAAAATAACACAGGGGAAGGGATACGTACTCGCCATGACTACATCTATGTTCTGTGAAAACATATCAGGGGAACATGAAGATAAGCTAATGTCATATATCATAAAAAAGAATCTAATAACGCAGAAATGCCCTATTTGTAAGAATAGTAAAGCTAGAACCCATAAATTACCGTCCAAAATAGTAGAAAAACTGCATGTTAAAAGTACTTAAACAATTCAATACTTAAAGTATAAATGACCGTAACTACTCGTTTTGGAAGAGCTGTAAAGAAACCCACTCTTTATGTACCCGCAGAAGAGGTTCTAATTGATGATTACGCTTCAGATGAACATGACTCAGTGATTGATTCCGATATCGACACTGACGATGAATACATCTCCTCGGATGAGAGTGAAGAAGAGTATGACGAGGACGCTGACGAGAATGGTAATCTCAAGGGTTTCGTGGTAGATGATGAGAGTGAAAGTGAGGAAGAAGACGCTTAAAAAAAACAAAAACTATATTAGAAAATGGAAACTGACATAGGCAATCCTATAGGGTATAATCCTACAGTCGACCCTTTAATTCAGGACAAAGATGAAGATAAACAGGAAATGATTCAAGAACAGCCGTACTATTTTCATCCAAGTGAAATGAATTATCCTCAACCCCCGCCTCCTCAAAATGATAAATTCGATGTATTCACGAACATTGATAAATCTACGTGGATAATCGCGTTTGCTGTTTTCTTACTTGGGTTTTTTATGGGGAAGACCATGCAGCCAGTGATACTCAGGTATAGTTAATTATTTACTGAGGTCACGTATACGCCTTGATAACTTGGTATCGGCGTCTTCATAGCTTTGGGATTCAGTTGGCTGTTGAGGAAATCCACTCAACCAATGTTCATCAGGTACACCCGAGTATGCAACGAATGTGCCTATGTCACCGTATATGGGTTTAATTTTTCCACTAGCATCCTTTTTAATAAGTTGTGTGGGATACGCTGGGTGTATGAACGCATCACCTGTATCTTCAGTAAAACCGGCAGTTGTCGATGGTTCGGAAACTGTTTTGTTTTTTAAATCGTATTTTGGTTTAAAAAACAAAATAAAGAAAGCTCCAACTAGAATTATCGTAAGGATAATCCTAAGCATTTTGTTTTATTGTATATGAATATTATTTACGCGGAAGAAACCTCGGGTTCTCCCTCATCCTTTGCCTCCTCATCCTTTGCCTCGGTCGACGCCTCAGCCTTAGCGGCGTCCTCCGCGCGCTTCCTCTGGCGCTCCTTCATCTCCTCATTAACAATATCATCAGCCTCCTTGACAAGCTCCTCCATAGGAGTGTCAGGCTTTTCCTTCTTGAGTCGCTCCAGGACCTCCGCGGGGTGAGAAATGGGTGCCTCATCGGGCTTAGTGTAAAACTTCGAGTTCTCGTCGCCAGGGACGTATCCACCGGTCTTAGTCTCCATCATAGCCGCCTTGCGCTCTTGGAACATACGAGTAGCCTGTGCCTGGTTCTCCTTGTAACCAGACATGATTTCCTCAAGCTTCTCGTTAGTGTAGTGTACGTCCTCAATCTTAGTGGGGTCGGGGGGAATGAGAAGCCACTTGTACATGTCTACGACATAGATGTCGAAAGTGGGATCCTCCTTTTGAAGACGCTTCGCGTGGTTCGCAGCCTCATCACGGTTCGCAAAGGCGCCACGAATCTTGATGCCAAACTTATCATTTTTCTGTGGAGCCTCGGGTCCAATAATACTGAGGCACGCGTAAATCTGTCCGGGGACGGTGGTATAATCCTGCTCGAGAGACATTATGCTTTTATATAAGCTTAAAACTTTAAGCCATTACTTAAGTATCAAATGCACGAATATTGGGATAAACAACCCGTTCCTCGTGAAGGTACGGAACCAGGTGAAATAGATGGGTCTCGTGACATTACAAAAAAGACAACAAAACTTCCAGAAGGTCTCATGTGGTCTTCGTGTAGCATGAAAGAAGCGTGTGAATTTTTGAGAGAATACTACGTGGTGCATGGACAGTTTAAATTGGCGTACACCGTCGAAGGTCTTAAATGGTCTATCGACGATAGCATAGCTATTAGAAAGATTGATACGAAAGAAATAATTGGCTACATAGCAAGTACACCCTTAGATGTAAATGTGGAAGGTAAAGAACTCAAGATGACTCAAATCGATTATCTATGTGTACATCCTTCATATCGTTCATCGAGACTCGCCCCTCTTCTCATCACCGAAATTAAACGTCGAGCGAATAAACGGGGTATATGGCAAGCTATTTACACAGCTGTTACAAAGATTCCCACACCCATTACAAAATCGTGTTATTGGCATAGATTCTTGGATGTGAAGCACCTCGTAAAAACAGGATTTCACCAAACAAATAGACTCCGTGAGAAGTTTTACGAGATTCGGGGTCCATGTAAACATGCGTGGAGAAGGATGACTGTGGAGGATATACCCAAGGTGACTTCTATACTCAAAGACCATGTAAAAGACGCCAAGATAGCTCCGGTAGTTACGGAAGAGTATGTGAAACGCGTTGTGCTACCTATTCATTCATATGTGAATGACACCAATGATGATTTCATATCTTTCTATGATATTCCATATGAACGCCGTGACGGGTCGGGAACCGTGAACCAAGTGTACAGATTTTTCATGGTTGGTGACGTGTACAACGACGCCTTCCTCATTGCTCGAAATCTCGGATTTCATGTATTCAATAGTGCTGAGGTAGGCCTGAATATAGAAACGCTCGAGAAAGAAAAATTCATAAAGGGGTCGGGTTCTGTTTACTATTATATGTGGAATTGGCACCTAAGTGAGCCTCTGGAAGCTGAGAAGCTTAAACTTATAATTCCCTAAGATGAGGACCGGTGGTACGGGAGGTGCGAACACGAATGCAAGCGGAAAACCTTTTGAGGAATGCTTTAGACCTATTGGAACACATGACATCGGTGGTACACGATTCACGTATGTTCAGCAAGACGAATTCGTCGAGTTTATGAGAGACCTCAAAGATCCGTATTGGGAACACAAAAAGAAGCCTGACGGCGCTCTCATCAGTGATGACAAAAAGACACTCTTTATCATCGAGTGTAAGCACCAGATTGTCGCGGGTTCTGTCGACGAGAAGCTTCGTGCGGGACCATGTCTACTCGAGGAGTACAAAACACTGTATCCCGAAGTTGAAAATGTCCACTTGATGTTTATTGTAAACCATTGGTGGTTTGGTCGCCAAAAGAAGTATGAAATTCCTATCGCGTTTAACGAAAAATTTGGGATTCCAGTATTTTTCGCGAAACAGGTAGGTTCGACGTGGAGAGTACACATCCAGAGAAGTAAAGATATATGGACATTTTATCCAGCTTTTTATGATGTGGACCAAGATGCTATATTTGATTGGATGACGAGACAAGTACTTCAGTCGTCGTAGATTCTGGATTTTTACTGTTGATAGCTCTACGTGCTTTTACGTCTTTTATATTGTAATCTGAAAATGTATTTGTAACCATCTCTACCTTAGCATTACTCATCACAAAATTAGCCCCAGATGTCTTAGTTAAATTGAATAAATCTTCGTGGTCCTTGATTCCGAATCCATCCTTTGTATATCCCACAAAGGATGTTTTTGTCTCCGGTGCATAGGGTGGGTCCACATACACAAAATCACCCTTTTCTACTTCCTTAAATGCTTCACGAAAATCACACTGTCTAAAGTGTACGTCTTTGATAAGGTCACTCACCTTTAAAAGTTCCTCTTTAGTAATAATCGTGGGTGTAGTTTTATAGTGCCCATACGGTACATTAAATCCATTAGGTCCTTCTCGATACACACCTCTAAAACACGTTTTATTCAAAAATAGAAATATAGCTGAACGCTCAGCTGTTTCTTCCTTATTTGAATTAAACTTCTTTCTCATCCAGTAATAATAATTTTCTTTCGCCTGTTTGGCTTCTTTTAGTGTTTTGGGTTCGCGATTAATGTCGGTACCTGAACACTTATCATACTCATTCATCATTTTTTGCAAGTATTTATGAACCACATCTGGTTGTCTTTGAATATTCTGATACAGGGCTATCAGGGACCCGTTAAGGTCGTATGCACATACCTTACCATTCGCGAGACCTTTGGACAAGACAGATAGAAGAACGCTTCCACCGCCCACGAATACTTCGTGATAATTGTTAATTTTTGTAGGAAAAGAACCTAAGACATCTTCAATAATTTGAGTTTTTCCACCGACCCATTTAATAAATGGTTTCATATTCTATTTTCAAATTAAAGTTTTAAGCTGTTATACATACATGGAAGAGATTCGCCGAAATCACAATGAAGCGAAGAGAATGCTCATACATTCCGTGGCTAAGGGAGGTCAACATATTCTCGACGTGGGTTGTGGGTTCGGTGGAGATCTTCAAAAATGGGCTAAGTGTGGGGTAAATATTAACATGTGTGACCCAGAACCATCAGCTCTAGAAGAAGCTCGCTCCCGTGCAAAAAATATGCACATGCGCGTAAATTTCTATGAAGGCGACATTCACGATTGCCCAAATAGAAAATTTGATATCGTGTGTTTTAACTTTTCTCTACATTACATTTTTGCATCAAGGGAGCTCTTTTTCAGTTCTATACACGAAATACGAAAACGCGTGAAACCTGGTGGACTTCTCATAGGTATCATCCCTGATTCGGAAAAGATTATATTCAAAACACCATACACGGATGCATCTGGAAACTTTTTCAAACTCAAGGACCATGGGAATGGTGGTTTTGGTGAGAAACTTTTCGTACATCTCGCGGATACACCCTATTATGCAGATGGTCCTAAATCGGAACCAGTGGCCTACAGAGACTTGTTAATCACACATCTAGAAGAGTTGGGTTTCACATTAGAAGCGTGGGAGGGTCTCACAGGAAATCCAATATCACAACTTTATAGTAAATTTATCTTTGTATATAAGAGATGAGGACATTGATTCTTTTATTAGTAGTAAATCTAGTACTTCTTTATTATACCAGGCAACCACCCGAACTTGTCGAGGTAAAAGAAAAATACAAAGTTCTCAGGGAACATTTGCGTGAAACTAATAACCAAAAGTATCACATGCTTCATAGGCATATACCCATAACTGGTATACGTAAAATGAAGGGGTCTGTAGGATCCAACACCAACAAAGGAGGTGAGATTGCCGTGTGCCTCGATGGTAAGCCAAACGAAATCTTTCATGTACTCATACATGAGTTAGCCCACTGTACCGTGAGTGAATATGAACACTCTCCTCAATTTTGGGAAAATTACATCGAACTCAGAAACATGTGTATTCAATTAGGTATCTACGAACAAATTCCACAAAAGACCGAATTTTGTGGTCAGCACATTCAGGATAAATAATCTCAGTTTAGTTTAAATGAAGACACCGGTAAACATTTTGATTACGGCCATCGCGTACTGGATAGTCCTTTATGCCGTGACCCTTGTACCACTCATTTCCAAGAGTTACCACCTTAACCTCATATGGTTCACTGTCGTTATACCCAACGTCATCCGTTTCGCCATCGGTAACATCCCACGACTCGCCGTGGATCGGGTATTTTTCCTCTCCGCGACCTTCATCGCGTTAGTTATCACCTTCCTCATTAATCAAGTTTCGTCTGAGACGAAGAGGGCTATGACTGACCACAAAGCCGACGTTAACAAGAAACTTAAATTGAGTGCCTTGTTAGCGGGAACATTCGCTATGGGTGCTCTCGGTACGTATTATTCTGGAATTGATAATTCCATTTACAGTAATATGGGTTGGGAAAGGCCTGTTTAAGGCTTGATGACATAATCCTTCATAAAATAGAAGACAATAGCCGCAACTACACCAGTAGAAGCAAGACCAACCATACTCCTACCCCCTTGCTCGTTAAGGAACTTGGGGATAGAAGTCGCTAACTTGTCCTGGACAGGCTTGCTGACGGCGAGCCCGGTGCACGCCGCGACAAGAAGAGCGGTCATCTGCTCGTCGGTGAGGTTCATAGGGTTCTTACTGGCTGGTTTCTCAGCCTGACCGTTAGAGTAAGCACCTTGGGGATCGGGAGCGGCCATCTGCATGCTCTGCATCTTAGGCTGGTCGGTCATCATTGGGGGTTCCATCATAATATCATTAATAGGAGTAGAATCCATCGTCTCTTTATTTTGACTCACATTTTTTTCAGGTTGAAAGGTAGGCGCGTCGTTTTTTACAAAATTGGTCGATTGATTCTGATTAATGGGAACCATTCCCTCACCGTCATCTGAGAGGTTCATGGTAAACACTTGTTCTGAAGCCATTTAATATAGCCATATGTTTTAGAATAATTTGAGAGACGCACTTATTTCGTCTTAGTGATTTTAAGTCTTGTTTTCTTTGAAGCGTTTTTAGCGTCATCTTCTCTCTGTTGTTGATGTTTGGGATTATACATCTTCTGGTGTAACCTCCATAGGTCTGGACCACCCACTCTAAAATTCTTCCTGAGTGATGCTTTGTACCAAAATACACAATCCTGTATCCTATTAGACTTAACCGTATTGTCTAACACGAGACACTCATAATTTTCCGTACAAGCATCCATCACCTTACAGAACATATCAAACGAGGGAAAGATACCAAAGAAAGATTTGTACAACTTTTCTCGGTTTTGTATGATATTCTCCCTGAGAACAAATACGTAATCAACGTTAGCACGAAGAGCGGGTGGTAAATCCATAACGTACTGCATCGTGAGCATAAAGAAAATCTTCCAGTGACGACCGTTCATAAAGCACTGACGTATACAGGTATCTTTAAGGAATTTTGAGTCATACATACAGTCATCCAAAAGCATAAAGGCACCGCAATTTGATTTATTCGCACCCACTAATTTTCTCTGTCTCGCCATCACTCTTTCTATCGCATCTCTGTCATAGTCACCATAAATGAAGAGGTCTGGAATGAAGTTTGAATAAAAATGATTACCCTCTTCTGTACCTGACAGTACTATACCCGCTGGTAAATGCTTCTTGTAGTACATGATGTCTTTGACCAACGTCGACTTACCCGTGTTTCGCTTTCCTATAAACACACACACCCGATCATCACTCATCGTCTCGGGTTTGAATTTTCTCAACTGAAGATTCATTCTATTGTAGTGTTTCGTTTTATTTACCAAAATTTTACTCATATACAGTAGGAATGGCTGGTCGACTGAGACTCGCCGCCACTGGAGTCCAAGACGAATGGCTCACAGGTGAACCACAGTTTTCTTACTTCCTGGCAAACTTTAAACGGCACTCCAAGTTTGCATTTGATTACATAGAGAGTCAATTTGATGGGGATATAGATTTTGGAAAGAATATCATATGTAAAGTGCCTGGAGACAGGGGTGACCTTATACGAAATATGACTCTTAAGATTACATTGAGTGACCCAAAACCTGATGATGGTGACGAGAACGATATGGTGTGGTCACCATCGGTTATTACTCATATGATAGACTATGCCGAACTCTTGATTGGCGGGCAACCCATTCAGCGTCTTACAGGGGAGTATATATACATACATCAACAATTACATAATACGAATGATGATATAGAACAGACGCTCTATTTTCTTAACGGACACGGCAATTTCCTGAGTTACGCCGACCCTTATACATACTTCTTGGACCTTCCTTTTTACTTTTATAGAAATCCTTCACTGGCTATACCCACATGTGCACTTACAAAACAAGCTGTAGAGGTCCGAATTAAGTTGAAACCCTTAATAGATGTTGTACGAAACATTAGTGCGAGCGACCCTTCTGACAACTTTCTCGACGCAAACGCTTCTATCAAAAAGTTCTCTATGGATACCGAGTTTGTGTACTTGACCGAAGAAGAAAGAAACTTTCTCATGGCTCGTCCACTTGATTACGTCATCACACAGGTGCAAATGTCCAAATTTGTGATGAAGCCGGGTGAGAATAAAAAGAGTGTGATGCTTAACTTTCGACACCCAGTCAAAGAAATGTTTTTCGTTTCACAAAATGAATTGGCATATCTTCTAAACATGTCTAACTATTATAATAGTATAGTGAACACGGAATTACGTTTTAATAATGAAGTTGTATTCAGCAGAGATGGATTATTTATGGAATATGAACAGGCGTTCAAACATCACGTAAACTCCCCATCGTTTGAAACTCGAACAACACAAACATTTAATGGTACAAAACCCATATTAGGACCTTCTAAGTTTGGTATGTATTCGTTTTCCATGAAACCAGAAGTACCATACCCAACGGGACAAGTTAATATGAGTCGTATATCTCATAAACTTCTCACTCTCGAGATTTCACCCATAAATTCTGTGTACGAAAATGCTACACGTGTGTATGCTGTAAATTATAACGTATTACATATTGCTAGTGGATTAGCGGGATTAAAATTTTAGATAGATATAGTAGTAATGGCTGGGCAGCTTCAGTTGATGGCAGTTGGACCTCAAGAGAGGTATTTCACCTTAGACCCAGACTACAGTCATTTTATAGAGAGTTTCAAAAAACATTCGAATTTTTCCAGAGACTACGTAGACATAGATCCAGAAAATGCAGCAGACTTTGGAAAAAAGGTTCGATTTAAGATTCCACAAAATCAGGGGGATATTCTAAACACTATAAGTGTAAAATTCACACTCCCAGAGATTATTCAGACGAGCACCACCATGTATATAGAATCCGTTGGACATGCACTCATAGAATATGTAGAACTCATTATAGGTGGTAAGGTTGTTCAACGTATATCGAGTGACTATCTTCAAATTTATTCGGAGCATAACGTCACACAGACAAAACAAAAGGCTCTCGATAGGCTGATAGGTAAATATCCTCTTCGAACAGCTGATAAAAAGGTGGGTGAGGTAACATCTGGGGGTGGAGGAAACACTGGTATTGTCATTCACAATACTCTCGGTTTGTCTAGTGATGAATCGTTCTTTGTGGATATACCATTTTACTTTTATAATCACCCAGAACTCGCCGTACCCCTTTGTGCCATTACAAAACAAGAAGTTGAAGTAGAGTTTAAATTGAGGGATGCTCAGGACCTCGTGATTAAGGGTGATGGCACATACATTACTTTACAGGAAACTCTCAAAATTAAAGAGTTTAAACTTTGTACAGAAATCACATTTATTGATTGTGAAGAACGAATTAAATTTCAGAAAACGAATAGAGATTACCTCATCACTCAAATTCAACAAAATGTGTTCGATATAGATGCCGGTGTTAACCAGGGCAAGTTCAAACTTGATTTTACGAATCCAGTCAAAGAACTCTATTTTGTCATACAGCGTCAAGGAACAACTGGAGATGGTGTATCTCAGGGCAATTTTGTAACTATTTTTGATTATGATAACACAGCGGAGGTTCAAAATGGTAAATTTATACTTTATGAGAACCTCGACTATTTAACTTTGACATTAGATGGTCAAGAAATCATTGCACAAGATACAGGTAATGTCATCTTTTTGAAAGCGGTCCAGGGGGCGATACATCATTCAAAGACCCAGCTCATTCGACGATTCTATTCGTATAGTTTTGCTCTCCAGCCAGAAGAGTGGTATCCAACAGGACAGATTAACTTCAGTTTAGTGAAAGAGCAACTTTTAAACCTAAGTCTCACCGATTGTCCCAATTTTAACAGGCAAATACGTGTGTACGCAATAAACTACAACGTCCTTCGTGTAAGTGAGGGAATTGCAGATACTCTTTTTGATTCTAAACAATAAAGATGAATATGCAAACTGGTTTTGGTGATGGAGGAGACGCCATGGTTGAACAATATATTCAAACCATGACGAATATACTTCTCCCAGTTTTTGAAAAAGGTATAACACTTGCATGTGAATATTCCAAAGCTTGTGGACGAGATACGCTTCTTCCAGAAGATGTGGAATATGCAACAAAGTATTGTGCAATGTACAGAGTCGGTGAAGACATTGGCTCTATTTATCCAGGCATTTATGAACAGGTCGATGACGAAGA